CTTCGCCCTCCAAATTTTGAATCATCTGAGTCGCATTCCATCTATCCACCGCAATCTCTAAAATGTGATACTTCTCGGATAAATCCATGATGAACTTCTCGATGAAATCATAATGAATCACATTTCCTTCGGTAGACATGATGTACCCCTGTTTCTCCCAGATATCATATGGTACGGAATTGGCTTTCACTCTTCTCGGAATGGTTTCCTCCGGAATCCAAAAATATGGCAAAAGTACATACTTTTCCTCTTCATCCCTTGGTGGAAATATCAGTACCAGTGCCGTAATATCTCCGGTACTGGATAAGTCCAGGCCCGCATAGCAATCTCTACCAGCAAGTGCGTCCATATCAATCGGCTCATTGCCTCTCATATAAATCGCATCAGGAATCCATGCAACGGTCGAACTGACCCACATATTGCATCGAAGCCATTTGAATGTGATTTCATCAGCCGGATTCTGCTTTGCTTCCCTGTATGCATCCCTCAACCTTTCAATATCAACGGTATATCCAAGAGAAGGATTAACCTTGTACCAGTTTGCCTCATCTTCCCAATCCTCATCGTCCTTAAGTCCATAGACTACAGGATAAAAAGTCGGGTCCACACGTCTGCCTTCCAGAATATCCACTGCCTTAGTATGCAATTCAAATGCTATCGAATGTCTGTCATTTCCTGCAGTGGTGATAATAAAGTGAAGCGGATTCTGTCTTGCGTCCGATGAACCCTTGGTAAGTACATCGTATAACTGCCTGTTTGGTTGGGTATGAATTTCATCAAATACCAATCCACTTACCGAAAATCCATGCTTACCACCAACTTCAGCTGACAGCACCTGATAGTAGCCGGCATTGCTGTAATTCACAATACGCTTAGTGGCTCCCATCAGCTTGCTTCTTTTCATCAGAGCCGGTGACATCTCCACCATCTGTTTCGCCACATCAAATACAATAGATGCCTGCTGACGGTCAGCTGCTGCACCGTACACTTCCGCACTTGGCTCATTGTCTGCATATAATAAATAAAGAGCGACAGCCGCAGCCAATTCACTCTTTCCTACCTTCTTACATATTTCCACAAATGCAGTACGAAACTGCCTGTTCCCATCCGCTTTTACAATTCCAAAAATGTCTCTTATGAGCTGCTCCTGCCACGGCAACAGCCAGAATGGTGTTCCGGCCCATTTGCCTTTCGTGTGACAAAGATTCTCAATAAAAGTAACTGCCCTGTCTGCTTTCTTTTTGTCATAGTGAGAAGTAGGCAGCATAAACTGAGAAGGTTTATAATTCTTAAGCTTTGGATATCCCTTTGGTCGTGGTTCCTTTGCCATTAAGAATCACCTCCAAGCAATGCCTCCATCTCATCTTCCAGCTCTTTCCCCTTTGCACTACCAGCCACAATACGTGATCTGGATGAAGGCGTAAGCCCAAACTCGGATGCCGCCTGTAGCATCAGTTTCTGATTAGTATTTGCAATACCAACCCAAGGTGTCTGCTGCTGATATCCTTTATCCGTTTCAAAGGTCGAACCCTCAGAATCTATATGCTCCTGCGCTTCCTTCCATCTGGCATAGGACTGGCAGTATGCAGCAAATGCCGCCATGTCCACTTCCGTAAGAACACCCATCTGATTCATCAAATCACATAATCGTTCCCACTCCTTCTTTGCCTCTAGTAAAAGCCAATCCGGACATTCGGGCATTCCCTTTGCCGGAATCGGCTCCTTCGTATTCAATTTTCTCTTACCAGGATTACCTTCCAGTTTCTTAATCGCTGTAGGCTTTGGCTTTCTTCCTGCCATCAGAATCCCCTCCTTCCATATTTTTTTTGCATAATAAAAGGACCATGTATTCCTACACGATCCTCATTAACAATCATTGATGTTATAGTAATTTACTCAATGCAGACAATTTAGCTTTTATGCAAAACTCATACGTTTCAGACAATTTACGAATCCATTCGGTATCTTCATTTCGATAAGGATCTTTAATAAATCGTTTAATGAATTTCGTAACCTGACTTCTAAATGTCCAGTTAAGATTTGATGAATTATTAACAAGATTAAAATCTTTTACAGTCTGATTTTCATCAACGACTCCCATCAAATACCTTAATATTAAGACATCCGCAAATGTAAATGGCATAATATCATCTTCAAATTGTAACAATGACATATAAGGGCCACCCTGCTTCGTGTCATCTGTAACAAGAGAGTATGCACCAAGGGTTTGCGCTAATGATATTGCATATACTTCGCCCAAATCACCTGAACCATACAAATTTCTGTTTTCATTGACATTATGTTCAAAAATTTTATATACCTGCAAATCTTTTAGCTTCTGATTTGTATAAATTTCTATCCTACCTGCGGCAATATCAGAATCGACCTTGGAGATTACATCCTGCCCATGATTTTCCAACTCGACATTACGAATCTGTTCATAAATAAACACTCCTTCATCAAAAAAATCAAACAAGATATTCTGAAGATTCGCCTTATAGAAATGGATAATAACATTTGTATCTAAAGAGGCTCTCAATCTTCCAAACCTCCTATCAAATCATCCAAGTCATCATCACCGTCATCGTCATCAAACGAAACAAGCTTGTCACTAATATCTTCAATACTAAGCTGATAACATGCAAGCACCTTTTCCAGCGTTTCTTTTGGCACTGCATTATGGTTATAATTATAAATAACATAATCAATATACTCATGTGGTATATCAATCACATTACTTGGTTCATTCAACTTTGCATTGCCACCAACGCTTCGGAGCAAATTGCCAACCTTTTTCATGGTTCTCTCATTATCAAGACACAGCTTCTGTTTTAGGTCTATTATGCCTAAACTCTCCAATCTGTTTAATGCCATATCAAAGCTAACATTAAACTCTGACATTATACGAGCAATGTCCATTGCTGACAAACCTTTTTCCCCGAAATCTTGAATCCCGAGATCAATAAATCTGCCTACATCATCAGCCGGCATCAATAAACAGGCTGCAAAATAATTTGCTTCCTGCTCTTTTTTATCAGTACTTCTACCATTAATTGTTATACTATCGTCAATAAATGAACTTTCATCGTTTAAATGCAATATCACATGACCAATTTCATGTGCAAGTGTGAAGATTTCTCTGGATAATCTGCTACAGCTATTTGTAAAAATAATAATATCATTATCCTTCTTTACTGCGAAGCCTAAATCAGCATTGTCTCCGAGAGGATATCTTAATAGCTTATATCCAAGTCTCTCACACTCTTTGAACAGATCAATTATTCCATATCTGCTTATTTTACACTTCACCCTAAATGAATCCGCTTTTATTCGGATTTCTCGTTTCCTACTATCCTGCATGCAAACCCTCCTAAATCATATCCTTGTGCTGTAGCTTTGCACACATATGCTTATTCGCATAAAACAAATCAAGCATATCAAATATCTTTTTAGAAGATGCGCCTTCCTCTCCTGCTCTATATTCAACCACCGGAGACTCGTCAAGTACTCTTGTTATATCTCCCACAGTTACGCCTAGAACTTCAGCAACCTTAGAAAGGATATCCAAAGTAACACTATTGACTCCACTCTCAATTCTTGCATACTTCTGTCTGCTGACACCAATCTGATCAGCGACCTGCTCTTGAGTGAAATTTTTTGCACTTCTCAACGCCTTGATACGGCTACCTAACATTTCATTCATGATAATCCCTCCATTTCTGCTTACTAATATTTTATCACAAAAATGAGAAAAGTCAATCTGAAATGTTATGTTTTTGTAACATCATATAATATCATGTTATGTTTTCACATCAATAACAACCTTTTACTCATACCCCCATCTTCTATTTCGCGATTTTGCACAGAAGAGGGGGCGCCGGTCTTGGAGCTTAAGGCCTGTAGAGATTCAAATACCCCCTACCCTCGCTCCATCAGAACCGATATTCCTTGAATCTATCCTCGGTCATTGTCTTTACATTATGATGATGCTCACATAAAGGCTGCCAGTTCCCACGATCCCAGAAGAGTTTCTGGTCTCCACGATGCGGAACGATATGATCCACGACTGTAGCCATAGTGATATGACCTTCTTCATAACACTTCACACAGAATGGATTGCTCTCTAAGAACTTCCTTCTCTCACGCTGCCACTTGGCACCATAGCCACGCTCTGCTGCATGGGCTCTGTCCTTTGTGTGTAAAGACTTATGTTCCTCGCAATACATCTGACCGTGCGGAATAAGTGCTGCACAGCCAGGATGTTTACACGGTATGTTACTCCTATAAGGCATGTGCTCACTTCCTTCCCACTCGAAAACAATTTTTCTCGTTGTCGCGGTACTCCTCAAATACTCGTGCAAGCACGGCATTTTCATCGCTACTCGTGCAAAAAGCCCCGGAAGTTTTTGGCTTCCAAGGCTCTGCTTTGTCGTACACTTTCGACACTATAATAATAACATATATGCTTATGCCATGTTGGGACAAAGTGTGCCAATCTTATTCCGGTAAAACAAAATTATTTAGTGCCGATGCATGAATACGATGCACGGTTCTGTATGATACATTAAGCTCGTAGGAAATATCTTCCCAGCTCTCGTTTTTCAGGTAACGATATTTCAAAAGAAGTCTTTCCTCAGGATTCTCCATACTTTCTATTGCCGCATTGATTGCTGCACGAAGATCCACCAGTCTGTTAATCTTTGCATCAATCTTCTGCTCATACTCCCATATCTTCTCAATGGTCTTAATGAATGGTGCTTCCAGATTTCTATTCGGATTGGTACCAATCTTTTCTCCATATGAACATCCCTGAATCGTGCCTCTCATTTCACGAAGCTGTTCCAGCTCCTTCACTTCAACCTGTATCTGCTTATCCAACAGATATGCCTGTTTCAAATACTCTTTAGCCGTCATAAGCCACCTCCGAAAAGTTATTTCCCTCGGATTTACTCTGATTGTCTTATTTCGTCCTGAAGCTTACGGATTAAGAATTCTCCAGCAACCGAAGTCAACTGTTGATACCACGAACTTCTGAAAAACTTCTCAATCTGTAACGCTTCATCTATTGCCGCCTTGCTTTTTGGATTGCGCTTTACCTTTTTGAGTGTGGCTCTGTAATCAGCAACCGCACTAAGGATAATCGCATTCGCAAGTCTTTCATATGGGTCTTCAAATTGGTTCTTACCTGCCATGTGTTACCCTCGCTTTTACTGCAGCAATCAATCTATTTTGTGTCATATCCTTACTTGCTAAAGCCTTCATAACATCCTCATCTATTGTTCCAGCAGTAATAATATGCTGAACCACCACCGTCTCCGAAGTCTGTCCTTGTCTCCAAAGTCTTGCCACCGTCTGTTGATATAGTTCCAGACTCCAGGTAAGTCCAAACCAAATCAGCATATTTCCACCTGATTGCAGATTCAAGCCATGCCCGGCAGAAGCTGGATGTATTAACGCCACCTGCAGCTCCCCACGATTCCATTTTCTGATGCTTTCCTCTGAATCCAATTTTTCAAAAGGAATCTTTTTCTCAGTAAGTCTTCGCATAATCCTTGATAAATCATGTTTGAACCAGTACGCTACCATGACAGGTCTGCCATTTGCCGCTTCAATCATATCCTCAAGGGCATCCAGCTTCTGATCGTGGATTACAATCTCATCGCCATCATCGGAATACACAGCGCCATTTGCCATCTGAAGAAGCTTCCCGGAAAGAGCCGCTGCATTTGCTGCTGTAATCTCTCCCTTTTTCAAAGGAATAAATAAATCCTCTTCCATGTCCGCATAAAGCTTCGCTTCCTCATCATTCATATAAACCGGATATTCATTACTGATAAGCTCCGGCATCTGAAGATGATCCAAGGCTTTCATAGAAATCGTGATATCGGAAATCTTCTCATAAATCTGTTCCTCAGCTCCATTTCTTAGCTTATAAGAATAAACAATCGGA